TACTTTGCGAAAGTTCTTTACTCTCGCATGAATCCAACGCCACTTCTATTGCACCTATACATTTGCGTATTACTTTCATTTCGTATTCACATTTGATTAGGTACTGCAATGAGTAGAGTTCCATATTTTCCTCCCACTCATAGCGTTCTTGAAGTGCTTCTATAGCCAATACATATCACCTCCTTTATGTTTTGTATTGTTACTTAGTAAGTTCTTCTAACTTATCTACATTGTTTGCAACTTGTTTCATTAGATGCTTATAGTCATCAGAGAGCATATTGTTTTCAATTTGCAATAAACACATTTTTGTTAGCATTGTCATTTGGTCATAATAATGTACTGCTTTACCAAAATCTTCGTGTGATATCTGATCAGCGGCATATTTAGTTTGTATTGTTTCTTGATATTCGTTGGACATTTCTCTAAATGTATTGATTCTGTTCAATTCTTTTAAATGTTCAGAACGAATAATAGTTTCATAATGATGCTGACTTTCATCAGCTTTTAGATACTTAGACATAGTTACTCCTTTGTTTAAAGTCTAATATAAGTGTAACTTGTTTAGTAGGCAAAGCCATAGCGTGTAGGTACAAGCTACAAAACCTTTTATTGTCTAACATACTGCCTCTTACAGCTTCTGTGACCAACAATAATCGTCAAGCATAGGATTCAAACCTATTTAGTCTTGACTTAGCTACATCTTGGCACGTGTTTACAGCTGAAGATGTAGCTACAGGACTTCACAGTGGATGAAGTCTTGTAGATACATATAGACCACTGATGATAGTGATTTGATTTTAATCAGGTTCTCCCCCACAAAGGTAGTAGTTGTGTTGTGGTTTTTCTTCAGCAACTGACTTGTCAGTTACCTGAAGTCATCTCAAACATAAAGTGTATGTAAGTGGTTGTTAGAAAAGATTGCTCTTGCAATCTTACCCCTTTTGGGGTTTTTCTAACAATCCCGTCATACGCCGAGATGAACTAGCAACAATAAAGGTAGAACATTTGCTCTACCTTTACTGTCGGAAGGAAACCTAAGAGAAATCTCTCGTGTCTTTACGAGGTGCATAACCCTTTTTTTTGGACTTGCCTGCTTCATAAGGAATATATTCCTTACCATTGTTAACCTTGGCAATAAGTTCAAGGACATCAACAAGAGCCATATAGATGTGATAAATAGATGTTATAGATAACATTCTCTTTTGTTCAAGACGAAGTGTAACATCTGGGTCACGAAAATCTTCCATAGCTTGGGCAAGTGAGTGAGGATTACCAAACATTGCGTTTAAATCCTTGTCACTAAGATGTGATGACCATACATCATCAAGAGCAATATCGTCATTGATATCTAGCATTCTCTTGACATTGTATTGAAGTTGCCTTGTTAGTTCATCTGCTATCTTTTCCATAATTGAATCGGAAAGAAAGTAGTTTTCATAGAAGTGTTCGTCTAAGGCACGAAGGTCTTTGTATATACCAAGAAAAGGTACAGATGATGATTGGAATGCTACATCATCTAAGTAATGATTATCAGCAAGGTTCATCATAGTGTCCTTCATAGGTACATATACTGAAGTTTCAATGTATTTACCCTGTTGGACAGTTTTAGGTTTAGTTGTTGTTTTACTCATTATATTCTCCTTATTGTTGTATGAGTTAAAATTACGAAACATCTGGCTACTAACATAACCATCATATTTCATAATTTGGAAACGAAATATCATAGAAATTTTTGGGTATCAACCAAATCTAGGGGCTTTTCCGAAGCCCCGACAAAAAAGTCTATGAGTCCGTGCAATGCCCTCTTTGGCATTGCCGAGCGAGTCTTTATTGGAGATTCGGTTGATACCCAAAAACCCTGCCCCTTTGGCAGGGCTTGTTTCTATGATATTTCTGGACTTATCAATTAGCTTTTTCATATACCCTTGAAGCCTCAAGGGTATCTCACCCCTGTGAGGAGATTTGGTTCTTCATCTCTGAAGAACAGTATGTTGACTTTTTCGACAGCTACTGATATATGAAGAGTATGTCCGTTGCAATCAAAGAGAACAAGATTACACCACGAGCAAAGAAGTTAGTAGATACGCTAGTAGCAACAGGTTGTACAATTACAGAAGCGTCAAAAGTAGCAGGATACAAGGGAAACAGTTCAAGAGTAAGTGCAAGCCGTATGCTACGAAATCCAGAAGTACAGAAGTATATGTTTGAACAGATAACTCATAACTTGGGAATGAGTGCTGTCAAGGCTCAATCAAGGTTGTTAGACCTATGTACTTCTGCGAAGAGTGAGTATGTACAACTAGAAGCAAGTAAGGATATACTTGACAGAGCAGGATTCAAAGCTCCTGATAAACATCAGCATATGGTTAAGGGTGATTTCCGCATTAACATAGACCTAAAGTAGCTATGGGGGTCTAAAAAAGTGAATTGTGACCCTAACATATAGTCCTACTCACTCATTAAAGTCTTTCAAGGTTCGTTGCAATTTTTTTTTTTTCTGTTAAGGTTTGATTATGGCAGAGAAAAAAAAGAAAAAGTATTTGATGAGGAGATCGTCAGATGCACGAAAAAGAGATAAAGAACTTCAGCAAAATCCCAATCGCTATGACAGAAGAGTTGAAATAGGGAATAGTGCCGCAAATCCTTTTGAGATGACATCTACACAAGTTAATCCTTTTACAGGTGCTACCAAAAGAACATTTAGTAGTTTAAGAAAAAGAAATATAGTAAGAAAAAATCCTATTACTTCAACAATTTATGCTCACGGAACTCCACCTGCACAAGAGGCGTCAAAATTAACAGCTAATCGTTACGGATATGAAACTAAAAAATATAGAGCAATAGATGATGACACTCCTTCTAAAAAAGTTCGTGAAAGAAATAAAAAAAGAAAGCAAAAAGAAATAGAAGAAGCACAAAAAGAAACATTAAAAAGAAATCAAAGAAGAGAACAGAATAGAAAGATGGAGGCATATCAAAAATCTTTAGCTAAAAAAAATGCCCTAAGGAAAAAGAAAAAAAAATGATTACATACTTAGTAGTATCTACAATGATACAAATAACTTTACACATAATCTTCTAATGCCTAGCACACCGGCTTGGACAAGAAAAGAAGGTAAGAATCCCAAAGGTGGTTTAAATGCAAAAGGTCGTGCTTCTTATAAAGGCGGCACATTAAAAGCACCTGTGAAGTCTGGAGATAATCCTAGACGAGCATCCTTTTTAGCTAGGATGGGAAATATGCCTGGCCCCGAAAAAGATAGCAAAGGTAGACCAACTCGTTTACTTTTGTCATTAAGAGCGTGGGGTGCATCAAGCAAAGAAGATGCACGGCGTAAAGCTAAAGCAATGTCAATACGATTAAAAAATAAAAAAAAGAAAGGATAATAAAATGCCCGGATATAAAATGCCAAAGCCAATGAAAACAAAAAAGAAAAAGAAGAAGTAATGAAAGGTGTTCCTCATTACAACAAAGATGGTAAAAAACACAAAGGCGGATCACATAAAATGCCTGATGGTTCTTTACACTCTGGTAAAACGCATAGTGCGTCTAGTAAAAAATTATTTCATTTTAAAGATTTGCCTAAAAGTGTACAAAGACGCATTATTATGTTAAAAAAGAAAAAAGGATAATATGGCGTACTCACCTCGAGATAGAAGAAAAGAACTAAGGCGTAATCCTACAAACTTTACGGCTCGTGCCAATATGGGTGCTTATCGTGCCTATCTTCGTAAAAAAATGCAAGAGAAAGGCACAAAGTCAAAAGTCAATGCAAAACAAAAAGGTGAAAAAACTATAACAACTACAGACAACACACTTTACAATGTGCCAATAACTAAAACAGATTTAAGTACATCAGCACAAAATAAAACTGAGGATAAAGTAAATAAACAAGAAAAGAAAAAAGAAGAAGTAGTAAAAAAACCTGACAACAAAGTTAAAACAGAAGAAAAAAAATCTACAGATGCTCGTTCTCTAGGTGATAGAACTATTTTTGATAAAAGTGAAAAAGAAAATATTAATAGAAAAATATTGCTTAAACGAGAGCAAATGGAAAGAAAACTTGGTAAGAGTCGTACAAGGTCTATGCAAAAAGGACAACAAGAATTACCGGCATTTTTTAAATGGGCAAAAGAAAATCCTGCTCAGTTTATAGGAGCAATCCCTATAGGAGGAGGTGCAACCTATCTTGGTCTTAAAGCGGCTTCAAAGGTTGGTGGTATAATTGGAAAGAGCAAGTTTAGAAAAAAACTAACTGAAGCGGTAAAAGGTAGTCCAGAATTTCTAGGCAAAGCATTTAGATACTTTACTAAAAAAGCAGGAGGCGGTTATCAAAAGGCTAAAGAAGGTGCAAAGAAATTTAAAAAGAAAATAGATGATGTAGATAAAAAAACAAAGTCTATAACCAAAAAAAAAACTAAAGAAGAAACTTCTGCAAAAAGAGATGTAAGAGATATAAAAAAGAAAGGCGTTCCCGGATCTGATAAACCACCTGCAGATGCGAAACGCTCAACAATGGATCGCACTACAGGAAGATTTAAAAAACAGGCAACAATAAATAAATACGAAGCTAAAAATAAATCTCAAGTTACCACTAAACGCCAAAGAGAAGATTCAGCAGTAGCAAAAAGAAGAGAACTAAATAAAATAGAACGAAGCGAAACTACAAAATCAGATTTAAAGAAACAAGATAAATCATCTAGTTTAGCACAAACCAAACAAGATAGAATCTATGACCAAGCTGTAAGAGGTAAAGGTCAACAGTTTATGGAAAATGCAGAAAGGATGGCAAGAAAAGAGGGTCTTGATTGGATTGCAATGCGAGGTCGTTTTATGAAAGAATTTAAAAACCAAGCTAAACAAGTAGTTACTAAAAAAACAGCAAGAAATCAAGGTGTTCGAGGAAGATCAAAAAGAGAAGGAATATATGATTTAGAAGAAGTTCCAATTAAATTAAGACAATTAATGAGGAATATTCATAATTCTGAAAAAGGAGCAAGAAAAGCAAACCCCAAAGCATATAAAGAAGCAATGGAGGATAGAAATTATAAATCATTTTTTAATCCAAAAGCAAGACAACCAAAAAAAGCAGGTAATGTAAAACGAGCAGGTAACCTTAAAGATAAAAAATTAAAACCCGGTGGCTTATTAGATGATATGCAAAAAAGAGCACAAGCAGAAATCCGAAATAAAAATTTTGCAAATCAAAAGCAGTTTGTAGATAATATGATTAAAAAAGGAAAGACACCTGCAGAAATAAAAAAAATGATGGATCAACGAATACTACAATATAAAAACACAAGTAGAAAATTCCGTAATGAAGTTGACCTTGAAAGGTTAAGAGTTTTATCATCAAGAGTAGGAGAAAGATTAAGAAAAGCTACAACAACGGAACAAAGAAAAGCATTACTTAAAGCATATCAACAACGAATAACAAAAATTATATCTGAAGCTACTAAAAACAAAAGGTTAGATTAATTATGAATAAAACTATAAAAAGAAATAAAAAAGTAGCAGAATCAATGGTTCGCACACATAAAGCTGATCTTGAATTACATAGAATGAAACAAATAAAAGATTACGCTGAATATAAAATAATGAAAGGTCATTCTAAAGAAAAAGCATATGAAATGGCAAAACAACATATTATGAGCAGTAATGACAAATGAAAAGAGATTACAGAAAAGAATATGATAAATTCCAATCATCATCTTCGTCAAAAAAAGATCGTGCCTCTCGTAATAAATTAAGACGATTATTCTTACGACTTAAAAAAGTAAATAAAAAAGATGGTAAAGATATTGACCATAAAGATGGTAATCCTAGAAATAACAAAAAAAGAAATA